CTAGTGTTTTCTCTTTCATAATTTCACGTTGTTTTCGTTAATAAATTCGTTTAGTTTTTTCCTTACTTCAAACATTTCTTCTTTGCCGTTGTACTTGTATTCGCTTCTTAACCAATTGTCAAACACCGTAAGTGCTAAATAATAATTAATTCCGTTTGTTGCAAAGTCAAAATCTTGTTTGTCTTCAGGCAAATTGAATTCAAGTATTGCTTTCATATTGTTTCAATTAAACTGTTAAAATAAATTCTTGCTTCTTCAACCTTGTTTTGTATTTCCCAAATTACTGTTTCGTCACGTTCTATTTTAAAGACTTTTACTTTTGTTTGTTCTGGCAAATGGTCAAAGTTATGCTTTTTTTCTACGTATTCTCTAATTTCTGCGTCTTCGTCAATTTTAAAATGTTTCCAGTGTTCGCGTCTAATTTCGTCTTCAACTATTTCTAAAGGTGTGTTTACTAAACAATAACAAAGTAGTGCTTCAGTTTTATTCGTAAGCCACATATAACCCTGTAATTTATAGTAATAATCTTTTGTAGGTATTTCGTCTTCAAAGAACGGAAAAGTATGCGCTTCGTAACTGCATTTAATATCAAGTAAAATTTCATTCGTGTTTACGTCAGGTGTTCCTGTTATCCATTCGTTGTTAAAATGTTCTTCGTTCTTAAATATAAACCCTAAACCTAAAACATCGTTTACTAGACTTATTGCTTCGTCTTCGCATTGTAAACCCTTGTCCGTGTAACGTGAACTAAATTCCTTCTTAATGCCGAATTTCTTCTCTAATACCAATTCTTGAATATAAGACTTTGCTGTTTTGCTTAATGTCTCGGTCTTGGTGCGTGGAGCGGTCATTAACCGCCCCAATGCTGAACAACGTATTTTCATACTTCTAACGTTTTTAATTGTGCAGGTGTTAAACTAAACTTTGTTGTTAGTTCTTCAACTGTATATTCTCCTTTGCTAATTGCGTCAATAGCTTTTTGAAACCTTGCGTTGTCTATTGTAGACTTTTTTGGTTCGTGTTTTACTTGTTCTCCAGAAGCGTCTGTGTCTTTGTCCGTAACTAAACCAAGCATTGAACTTAAAGCATATCTACGCAAATAAGTAATTGCACTTCCTAAAACTTGGAATTCATTCATTCCTTTTAAAATTACTCCTTGTGGTATGTCAATTTTGCTTTCAATACTTTCAGCACTTTCAACGTGAAATAAACAGGTTGCTATTTGTGTTCCGTTAATTAGTTGCGTAAACCCTAAACCGTGTTTTTTTAGTAGTGGGTTAATTACTTCAAAAATTTTCGGTAAATCTGCGTAAGTGTAACCGTAACCTTGTGTTGCTTTGTGAATAACAGGAACTTCTTGTTGGAACGCTGCTAAACTTTTAAATAAATGTTTCATAGTTAAATAATTTAAGTTAATAATATATGCAAATATAAATAAAGTTATTTAATAAACAACTATTTTTTTAATTTATTTTTGATAAATCGCTAATTAAACAAATCCAAGTGTCGCATTTAAAAGGTTTTATGCGACCCATTTCCCCTTGCTTTTTTAGTTTTGCTACTGATTTCCAATCTTTTTTTCTAATCATTCCTTTACAATAAGCATCGTTTGTTTCTAAATTAATAAACATAAAAGCGTAAAAATCGCAATCTTGTTTTATATTGAAGTTTGGAATATGGCAAGTAAAATATGGTTTAGGTTCATATTTATATTTCATTGATTGGGTTTTTACATCAATTTTATAATCATTAATTATAAAATCGTAATCAAAAATTTGTCCGTCTTCAAATTTTACTCCTTTACTTTTATAGTAGTCTATTAAAACAACTTCACCAACTGAACCTAAATAATTTCCTTCTCCGTTTTCTATTGAATTTTTTAATATACCAAACGTATTTCGGTGTTTTGCTTTTTCTAATTGTTCTGGTGTTATTTTAAAATACATTTTAGTTTTTGTTTATATGTTTCTATTAATTCTTTTAGTTCGTCTTTTGTCCATTTTTTAACATCGTGTGCTTTCGCCTGAAGCTCCATTAACCTTTGCGCTCCTATTCGTTTTTCTATGCCTATTTGATAGTTAAGTAAGTTACCGCTTAAATAAGTGTTACAAGCTTCGCATTGCAAGTGTACGTTGTCTTCGTTAAACCTTACGTTACTATGTCCACCTTGTGAATAGTAGTGACCTGCATTTTCTTTTTTACAAGGTTTGTTACACGAAATACAATTTAGTCCAGCGTCACGAACACGAATAAATTTATTGAACACCTGTTGAGCAATTTTTAAATAATCGTTTGCAGTTTTTAAATTTTCAACTAATTTCTTTTTCTTCTTGTTCCATTCCTTTAACTTTTGTATTTCAACCATTGCTTTTATACATTCGTTTTTTAAACAAAACTTTTGTAAGGTGCTGAACGGTGTAAATTCTTCTTTGCAGTTAAAACATTTTTTAGTTCGTGTTTTCAAAGTTCCGCGTTGTTAAATTCTATTATTTTTTTTAAGTCTTTTACGTCCTGTTTCAACTCTAAATTTATATGCTGAAGGTCAAAATTTATTTGTCTTGTTACTCTAAATTCTTTTTCTAACGTTTGGTAAACAACCATTGCTTTTTTTATTTCGTACAAACTTTGCTCCATTGAAGTTATTAAATCTGTTCGGTTTGGATGTTTCGTCTTTATGTCTTCAATGCTTACTTGTAATTTTAAACAAGTGTGGTTTAAGTTTATTCTACTGCTCAATAAGTCAAGTTCCATTTTAAAAAATATTTAAGTTAGTTTTTGTTGTTGGTCTAAATTCCGAAATTACGTCTTTTCCGTAAACTTTAAAACCTAATCCGTAATTATATTCGCAATAAACAGGGTCGTTTAGTCCAGTGTGTTTTCCGCCTGTGTCTACGTCTTTAATTTTTTCAGTAGAAACCCAAGTTACAAATTTCATAACATCGTGCTTAATTAGTCTGTGAACTACTATCATATCGTCGCATCTATTTGTAAATGCTTTGCCACCTTCAACGTGGTCTTTTAACGGTGCTTTTAAATGTCCTTTAAAGTCTCCTTCAGTATAAATATTAGAACTCCTTCCGCTTTCAGTATTCGGGTGCGTGTTTATGTAAATTGTCATTCCTGTTTTGTTTACAAATTGTCTTGCTGCATTCATAAATTGATAGTTACCTTCGTAAGTCATATTTCGGTCTAAACCTGTAAATGGGTCTATTAGTGCAACATCACATTCGCTTTGTTCAAATATTTTAAATAGTTCTTCGTGTTTGTACAGGCGGTCGTTTTTAACAAATGTAAAATATTGTTCTAAATATGCTGAATATTTTCTTATTTCATCGTGGGTTAATTGCTTAAAATTTATTCCTGCATACATTTGTATTAAGTCTCGCAAAATTTGTCCGTGTTGATTTTCACCGCTCCAGATTATAAACTTTAATTTGTGTTTAAGTGCAAGTGCTAAAAAATACCAATTTATAAAATAAGTTTTACCTACGTTGTCGTGTCCTAAAATTATGTTTACTTGTTTACGTTTAAATTTTAAATAGTCATCAAGTCCGTTTCCAAGTTCCAGTCCGTGTTTTATTTTACCGTCTCTGTAGTTCAATAAATAATCAAGTGCTGAACCGTTAGTTAATATATCCATATTTTCTTGCTTTTATTTCTTCTGGTGAAATACCTTCGGAAGTTGGTTCGTTTTTCTGTAGCCATTTTACAGCCGTTAAATATAAACTTTTATATTTAGTATTTTGCTTATAGTTTTCAATGTCGTTTAATACGTTGTTTATTTGTGTAATTGTATGTTTATCTAATAACTTTTTTACTTCGTCTTCAGAAATAGATAAATGAGCGAATGCTCTATATATATCTTTTACACTTACACTAACACTAACACTATCAGCTATGTTTGCTATCGGTTTTATGCGTTTGCTATCGTTTGCCATAGTTTGCCATCTTTTGTTAGCGCCAACTTTTCCCGCATCACTCCGTTTTTGTATCTTTTCATCCCACTTAACCAAGTCACGCTTTAAACTTTGTTTGATA